GTTTGAGCTTCAATGGAATATCCTTCGTTTGCTTGCTCTTGTGTAGATACTCGGATGTAAAGTGCAGCACGCTGAATATTTTCGCCGGCCTGCGCTTTTGGCATAATAAAACACCCCCAGAAATCATTGTGGAATAATCCTCGAAGGTGTGATATACTTCCGCTTGGGAGTGCGTATATCCCTACGGAGATACGTGCGGCCGCTCACTGTGTTACCAGCACGGTGGGCGGTTTTTTACGGTATAATTTTCTACACCTATCAAGTAAGTCGTGCGGGATGCCAGTGATATCGGCATATTGGGGGAATAAAGCGACGTTACCATCCGTCGGAGGCGCAATATAGCGGCTAATATCATCAATAAATAGGTACCGAAGATAGGTGTCGTTAAGTATCTGATAAATGAACAGAAAAACCGCGTACAAATCATTGTTTCTCAGCCGAGGATACATCTGATCTGTCGCCGTCAACTCCTGTGGTAGTAACGAGGTGAGAATTTTGGGCTTTAGCGAATCTTTAGAGTTTCCTTGAAATGCGACAAATTTTAGATTATGTGCAATCAAATTTCGGCATTTCCGAATTAGATTCAAGCCCGCAATTATGAATTCGATTTTCTCGGACTGAAGAATCGTTGTATCAGGGATGAGTTCGTTCGATACGGCATGCTTTTGTGGAGACTTCAGAACACGAAAAAGGTTGATACTGTTGCCGAAGGAAATGTTTTTGAATAGTATCCAGGGCGGTATGTGATTGTGGTTCTGCCGATAAAATCTTGTCGGGATTGGTGGGTATGTTTGTGTATATACCTTCTCAATATCCCGCTTTACATCAGCAAAAGCAATTTTTGATGAAGCGTTATTGTAATTCTTTTTATCAAGATAGTCGCTTTGGTGTACACCAAAATTTTCAGCGATGCAATACGACAGCAAGGACTTAAAATAGTTTTCGATAAACATAATTCGCGCAAAAATGATATTTTGGAATCCTTTATCAAACAAGTAGAAAGTGTATAAAAACTCAATACTGATGTCAGGAAGGTATCTCCCATTCATCATCATGACATCCTGATACCCGTTAATGAGGTCATAATAGGACATCGTTTTCAGCGCGTGCTCTGCAAAGTCAGTGTCGCTGATGATGAGCCCATAGTCATCAACCAGGTGAATAATCTGCTGTTGATACGTCTTAAATGGTTTATCATAAGCCAAATTAAAAGCCCCCACTGCTATAAGCAATGGAGGCTCGCGACCAGCGCCGAACGCTGAAATCCTTTTACTGCATTGATTATAGCAACAAATTCGTTTTGTGTCAACTCGGAAGAAGTAGTGCGGTATCCCCGACCACAATCGCCCCACCATTCGGTATCTTACGATGGGTCATCATATCAGGATTAACCGGAAGACGTTCTTCTTTACTGGAACGCCGTACTAATTCAGACAGTGGACTTAGAATAGGCACTTCCGAAATCCGCACACGATGACAAAGCGAGAATTTCGCGTACACTGTTTTTACTGAAACAACTGCTTTGATGGCGTCAAGAGTTCCTAAACTGTTCCCAGTTGCCTTGTCTATAATTTCTTCCCCTTTTGATATGATTCGTAGTTTCGCCCCCTGCACTGCGTCTTTATCAAAGCCGTAGTCAATGATTATGTTATATTCATCTATGATTTCAATTACTTTGTACTCTTGCACAGTTATCAGCCCTTTCAATAGTTTTTCATCTCCACAGCCCCCCTCCGGCACGCCGCTGTAGCGGGCGAAAGGTTTTATCTATCTATTCAGATCCAGCACCGTTCTGAGCCGGTTCCGTATATCGCTTTATGACATTCTTCAGTGCGTCCTTGTATCCATACAAGTCGTTCAGCGATTCGAGGGTAAACGCCACATACTTTTTGTTACTGTCCGGAAGAATGAGCTTCTTCTTTCCGTCAAGCTGTAATCTACATATCCATTTTCGTGTGTTGTTGTCAAGTAGGATGCCGAAATAGGTCTCTGTATCCTTGTGGGTAATGCCATGCTCTCCGAGGCAGTCATGGACAAGGGCTTTTATGATAAAGAAAGCTTCAATTTCTTCTTGGGTTGTCACAATTCGTGATACAGGCTCGGCAGGAGTATCCTCTTTATTGGAAACGGCTCCGTCTGTCGCAGGAGTGGAGTCTTCTGAGCCGAGTGCAGTTTTTAGACGATCATTGACCTGTTCGTTGATAAACTGGACGAAGGATTTCTTTACGGTATCCCTAAATTCGTCAATGATCTTCTGGGTTTTGCGGCCATCATACACATTATTCAAAATATAAGTGACAAACTCATCGGATGGAGACTCCAGCTGTTTTGCCAAAAATTGTTTGATCTGGCTGTTGTATTTCAGCTCTGAGGCTGTCGTCAGTATTGTATCGAGGTCAAAAGCTGTCTTCTGAAACTTCTTTAGTTCAGCAACGAGGTTATCTTTGATATCCAGTAAGTTCAATTCGAGGAAGGGTCTGTCGTCCATTTTATTCTTCTCTTCAAGGTCGGTGTAAAAACGATAGATGATTCCGTTCGTTAAGATGCCGAATTTTGCCGGGGTTGTGCTAAAGTACCGAAATAACTGTGAGCCGTGCTTATTCAAATCCTCGTCATGGCACTTCGCTTCGATCAAGATAAGCGGGCGCTGGTCTTCACCCATGATAGCATAATCGACCTTTTCGCCTTTCTTTATCCCAACATCTGCCGTATATTCAGGGACAAATTCAAGGGGGTTAAAAATGTCATACCCGAGCATTTGGAAAAAGGGTAGAATCATTGACGTCTTGGTTGCTTCTTCCGTCTGAATGCTGTCTTTCATTTTAGCAATCCGGGTAGAAAATTGTTTGAGCTGATCAATGAAATCCATGGGAAAACACTCCTTTTTCTTAATAAATGCAGGTGATTCCGTCTCAAAATTTATGACGCACTTCAATGAGTTTCCCCACGATGCGCACATCGTTCGCAGCTGGGCCGGTAAATACTCGCTGAGGATATGCTGGATTACTGGAAGAAAGGACGACTACTCCGTGATTTTTGTCAATGGTGACGTGTTTCAGGCAGCCTTCTTCCCCATCAATGACAACAACAGCTATTTCTCCCGCGCCCACTTCCGGTTGAAGCCGTATCAAGCATAAGTCGCCGTCGTAAATCCCGTCGCCTATCATACTATCTCCTTCGGCGCGAAATCCTCGCATTTCAGAGGGATTGTATGAATCGTCAATCATCATGTAGCCATCTATATGTTCGTAAGCAAATCCTCCAGGGCCGCAGCGTACCGTTCCGATGATAGGAACACGGTTCACGTCATTAAGAGGGAAAGTGCCAGCTACTGTTTTTTCTTCCCATCCCATAAGCATTCCCGGGGACACGTTTAGCGCTTTTGCAATTTTTTCGATGTTGTCCGATGGAATGTTTTGAATTACACCGGACTCATAACGTTGGATCGTTTGACGGCTGACCCCTACCTTTTGCGCGACGTCGTCCAATGTCATGTCGGCCAAAAGACGGGCTCGTTTTAAGTTATCTTTCAGCATGTCGTCACTTCCTTTTATAAGCATTATATCAGAAATCACATGGTATGCAACAATAAATAAAAATTTTTATAAAATTTTACTTGACGCGGGACAAACGAACGTGATATGATTGTCACGTAGAAAGTAACAAAAGGGGGTGAGCACTATGATCAATACGAATAAGCTGAGAGGGCTTTTCGCAGAGCGCGGTTTTAGCCAAGCGAAAATGGCCGAAAAGATAGGGGTTACGCCAAAGACGTTTTACAATAAGATGGATAAGCGGGTATTTGATTCTGACGAAATTGAGATGATGATTGATGTGTTACGGATTCCGCGCGAGGATTGCATGGATATTTTTTTTGCCGATGATGTTACTTGTTAAGTGACAAAAGTTATAAACCAAAGGGGGCAACCAATATGCGATCCGGTGGCGTGAGAGGAGGTGAAGTTATGGCAAAGACGATTGATTGGAAGTTTACGCATGTTATGAAAGATGGACGAGTATTAAAGCCCGGAGAACGGCTGCCAATTACACCAGAAGGAATTAAAGTGTTCTCACGCGCCGTAGAGATTTTAAGGGATGCGGCGAAACGGATGGAGAAGTCAGAGGAATCGAAGACAGCAACGGGATGACGATGCGAAAGGAGATGAATAACAATGACAAATGACTACTGGAAAGAACTGATCGCTAAGTCGTGTGATGCGGACTGGCGGCATGTAAGCACGCTCCCGGCGGCGATAGTTACCGTCGGGTATGCGGAAGTACTTTGGGGAGATGGGCTACTGGAAGGAGATGATACTGAATGAGGCTACCATACTTCACAGAGCTGGGGTGGACTGTTATCACCATTGCCGCCGCATTTATGGGGATGATCATGCTATGGGCGCTGGAATGAAAAAAGCACCGAGAGCGGCGGCAACCACTCTCAGCGCACAAGAAAAATAATTCTATACAAAGTATACCATGAATTAAGGGGGATTTACAACATGAACATTTCTATCAACATTACAGACCGCGATCTGGTAAACATGGACAGCACCGTTATCAGCGATCTTATCCAAGCGCTGAAAGCGATCAGCGCACACGCGACGCAAGAACCAGAAGAGCCCTCCCAAAACGGGACCGCTAAAGAGACTACGCCGAAGGAGAAGCCTAAGGCGAAAGCAACGCCTAAAAAAACGGTAGAACCTATCAAAACGGATAAACCAGCTTCGGAAACGGTAGAGCCAATCGCAGAAGATAAAGCTGCCGATTACACAGCACTACGAGACGAGCTGCGCAAAGAATTAGCAAGTATCGCCCGGGCGGGCAAATCGGGGGGCCTTAAAAAACTCCTCGAGGAACATGGGGTCGAGAAATTCAGCGAGCTACCGGATGAAAAATTAGAAGACTTCCGCGCAGCGGCGAAGGCACTCTAATATGGCTCACGCAATATTAAGCGCGTCCAGCAGTAAACGTTGGCTCTCTTGCCCGCCCTCGGCTCGGTTAGAACGGAAATTTCCGGACAAGGCCGGTGAAGCGGCCAGAGAGGGAACGCTGGCTCATGCTTTGGCAGAAATCGGTATAAAACATTGGCTGGGCGAGTTGTCCGACGCTGCTGCCAAAAAGCAACGGGCACAAATTGAAGCAGACGATCTCTACAATCCGGACATGGCCGATTACGTACAGGAATATGTGGATATCTGCATCGAAAAAATCACGGCCGCAGCCGGCACCGCGCTGGTCGAAGAAAAACTGAACTTCGGGCGCTGGGTCAAGAACGGTTTCGGTACTGGGGACATGGTCATCATCGGTGACGGTATCCTGGAGATCGTAGATCTCAAATATGGCAAGGGCGTCCCGATTTCTGCTGAGGGCAATACGCAAATGCAACTTTACGCACTCGGAGCAATCGAGCAGTATGGTTACATCTATGACTTTGGTCATGTGCGTATGTCGATCTTCCAGCCGCGCAACGGAGGCCTTTCAACACAGATCCTGTCCGTCGATGAACTTCTTGCCTGGGGCGAGGGGATAAAGCCAATCGCGGAGCTCGCCTATACGGGCAAAGGGGATTTCAAGGCGGGCGATCACTGCAGATTCTGCCGTGCCGCCGCGCAGTGCAAGGCTCTTTCAGAGTACAACATGGAGATCGCGAAACTCGAATTCCGTGATGCAGATCTCCTTACGGATGACGAGGTATCCTTTGTTCTGGAGCGCGTCGATGGGCTTGTCCGCTACGCTGAAAAAGTTAAGACCTTTGCTCTTGAAGAGGCACTGAAGGGCCATCACTGGCCGAGATTCAAGGTTGTCGAGGGACGCAGCAATCGGAAAATCACCGATGAAACCGTTGCTGCTAAGCTCCTGCGCGAAGCCGGGTACTCGGATGATGTGATCTATAAACCCCTTGAAATGCAGACGATCACAGCACTTGAAAAGGCCATCACAAAGAAGAAATTCGGCGATCTCCTCGGGGACGTCGTCGAGAAGCCGCGGGGCAAGCCGACGCTTGTTCCGGAAGATGATAAACGGCCGGAATACGATCCGGTGCAATCAGAATTTGAAGTTATGGAGGAAAATAACAATGAGTAGATTAGTAATTAAGAACGTTCGCCTCTCCTACGCCAATATTTGGGAGCCTAAACCAATGCAGGGCGATCCAGACGGAAAAAAACGGTACAGCGCGTCTCTCATCATCAGCAAAGACGATACAAAGACGATCAAGGCAATCAACAAGGCGATTGAGGAGGCAAAGACAGAAGGCAAGTCAAAACTGGCGAACAAAAACGGCGTCATCCCGAAGAACATTAAGCTGCCGCTGCGTGATGGTGATGATGATCGTCCTGAGGACGAAGCTTACACTGGCTGCATGTTTCTCAACGCCAACGCCAGTGCTGACCATCCGCCCAAGATCGTCGATCGCAGTGTAGAGCCGATCCTTGACCGCGCGGAAGTGTACTCTGGATGCTACGCTAATGTCTCCGTGACATTCTTTGCGTTCAACACGCAAGGCAACGTTGGGATCGGATGCGGTCTCGGCAACATCCAGAAGGTACGCGACGGCGAGCACCTGACCGGTGAGCGCTCGGCGGAAGAAGACTTTGAAAATTTGGGAGACGATGAGGATGATTTCCTGAGCTGACAATACGTAAGGTAGGCCCGCACGGATACGCTGTGCGGGCTTTCTATCACGAGGTGCATACCCATGACGTTAGCTATAGACATCGAGACTTACTGCGGCCTCGACATAAAGAAGGCCGGCGGTTATAAATATGCCGAGAATTGCGAAGTGCTTTTATTCGCCTACGCATGGAACGACGAACCCGTGCAGATCATTGACTTTACAGCAGGCGAGGTGCTTCCGGGCGATGTGCTAACTGCACTGACAGATAACACAATCAAAAAATGCGCTTTCAACGCACAGTTTGAACGTACCGTTCTCAGTCATTATCTGCATCGGATGGATCCGACTACTTCTCCGTTTCAGTTCCTTGACCCAGCCGGGTGGTCCTGCACGATGGTGCACGCTCTAACTCTGGGACTTCCCGGAAGCCTTGAAAAAGTTTCAAAAGCGTTGAAACTCGACGAAGATAAAGCAAAAATGAGCGTCGGTAAACAGCTTATTACGTATTTTTGCAAGCCCTGCAAGCCGACGAAGGCCAACGGTGGTCGCGAAAGGAATCTACCGAATCATGCGCCGGAAAAGTGGGCGACGTTCAAAGAATACTGTGTTCGAGACGTTGTGGCAGAACGAACAATACGAGAGCGACTGACAAATTATCCGATGCCGACATCAGAACAGCGGCTTTGGGATCTTGATCAGCGCATCAACGATCGAGGCGTCAGCATCGATGCGCAGCTTGTGTCTGAGGCGATTGCCTTTGATACTAATTTTAAGGGACGTCTGATGGATGAAGCCGCTAAACTCACAGGACTACAAAACCCAGGCAGCGGGGAACAGCTCAAGCGCTGGATCGAGAAAGAAGAGGGATTTTTCCCAGCATCGATCACCAAGGATAACCTACCCGAACTTATGACGCAGGTGCAAAAAACCGCAGTCAAGGAGATGCTGCAGCTCAAACAGATCATGAGCAAGACCTCGGTCAAGAAATATGGGGCGATGCAGCGAGCACGTTGCGACGATGGCCGCATACACGGCCTGCTCCAGTATTACGGAGCCAATCGGACAGGGCGTTGGGCAGGACGGCTCGTGCAGGTGCAAAACCTGCCGCGCAACTCTATGACAGAGCTTGACGATGCACGGGCACTCCTACGCAGTGGATATACGGATGCGATCGAGATGATCTATGCGCATCCGCTCGATGTACTCTCTCAGCTCATTCGCACCGCGTTTATCCCGCGTGAAGGTTGCCGTTTTATCGTTGCCGACTTTTCAGCGATCGAAGCACGCGTGATCGCGTGGCTGGCGGGCGAGAAATGGCGCATGGATGTTTTCGCCGATGGTGGGGACATCTACTGCGCTTCAGCATCCAAGATGTTTGGCGTGCCGGTGGAAAAGCACGGCGTTAACGGTCATCTGCGGCAGAAAGGCAAGATCGCAGAGCTCGCGCTTGGATATCAGGGCAGTATCGGCGCGCTCAAAGCGATGGGCGCGGATAAGCTCGGCCTGAGTGACGAGGAGCTGCGAGAGATCGTAGATAACTGGCGCAAAGCCAGTCCACACATCAAACAGCTTTGGTATGACGTAGGAAACGCGGCCATCGAGGCAGTACGGAAAAAAGAAACCGTCAAACTGCGGCACGGAATTACTTTTACCTGCCGCAAGGGAATGCTGTTTTTACGGCTTCCGGGCGGCCGTTCCCTCGCTTACGTCCAGCCGAAAATAGAAGTTGATCCAGACTTTGACCGTATCGGGCTGACATACGCAGGATCAGAGCAGACATCGGGGAAGTGGACGCGCCTGCGCACCTATGGGGGAAAACTCGTCGAGAACATTGTCCAGGCAATCGCCCGGGACTGCTTGGCCGTCGCTATGACCCGACTCGAAGAGGCCGGGTACCAGATTGTCATGCACGTACACGACGAGGTTATCATCGAACAGCCGGAAAACGCTTGTGATTTAGAAGAGGTTTGCCGGATCATGGGCGAGCCTATTGACTGGGCGTCAGGGCTAAAGCTCACGGCAGACGGGTACATCACAGACTATTACAAAAAAGATTAGGAGGAAGAATCATGATAAAGAACCAGATGGAGCAGCAGCTTAAAGTTTTAGAGGAATTATCAGGGCTGGTTGATAAGGCCGAAGCGGATGGCAATGTAGACAGCGTACCCCAGGAAGATGTACAGCACCTGCGTGGTTATATTACTGATATGCAGCGGGCGTGCAAGACGGCCATCGCAATAGAAGAAGGACTGAAACCTCCCGTAAAAGCAGAGCCTGAAGCTCCAAAAACTGCGGAGCCAAAAAAGAGAAAGTCCCGGGCGAAAACGTCTACCGCTAAAAAAGAAGCCTCGCCGAAGACGCAGGAAACGCTGTCCGATGATGATCTCTCATTTTTGGATTGACAGGAGGCGGCGCTTATGCAAATCGGTGAAGTTCATATCATAAAAATGTTTTCATCATACTCTTCTGTTCTCAAAGACAGCCATCAGGAAAGTCTTCATCACTGCTCAAACTGCGGCCAAGATTTTAAGATTCCAGTGCGCTTCCGCATGTGCGAGTCCACATCTATTGTTTGCCCGGAATGCGCCACACGGATACGCTTCGGCGATTCCAACGCAGACAATTTATATGTACGTAACGACGGAGTCGGACCAATTACCATGCGCATACGTCTTTACGAATTCAAAGACTCCGTAAAACTCATAGTCAACGGTATCAGAATCGTTCCAACAGGGTATGACAGCTCCACGGGACGGTTTTGGAGTAAGAGTACCTATAAAGAAGAGTTCCGTTTTGACACGAAGAAACGAAAAACGACGTGGTCAATGGAAAATAAGGACAAGAAAATAAACTTAACTTTAGAGCCGGGTCACCCGAAAACACTCTATAAACTAAGCACTACCTCTGTGCTTCGATTCCTTTTCGCGCACCAATCAATCATTAAGCAAAAATCAGAAGTGATAGAGCTGCTCCGGATTCTTCGAGAGACGGTGCATAAAAAATTAGAACGGAACGTCGGACATAAAGTGTCATCTTTATTTTGCGCGTCGGGTAAGTCCTTGGGCTGGCTCTTATTCCCTATCATAAACATCGCTTACCGGATGCTTTTAGTAGATGCACCGAATCTGCGCCCGTTGGGAACGGCTGTGGAATTAACACAAAGATACAAATTCCCCGAAAATATGGACTGGGATATCCTCCGGAAAACGAAGGGGACAGTCGCCGGACTCATTCGAGCCACAGCGCTTCCAGATACACATTCCGTACGTCGTGTTCTTACGAACGATCCTTTCGCGCTGCAGCGGCTGATCTTTTGCCACCAGTTATTTAAGAGATCGGATTTAGCTATGAAAGCTTTCCCGCATTTTAGCGATTCCGAGGATATGGGATATACGAGAGTCCATGCCCATCCCGGGCTATTAAACATACGCGACTATTACACAGAGATCGAACTTCTACGGCTTATCACGAGAAGTAGGTCGTGGGTAGTAAACGACGCCGCGCGTCTCATTACTGATGCCAGCGACGCTATACTCGCTGAGCTCAGGGCGCACCCGCCACGGATTCAGGATCTCCACGATTGGTTAGCGCTGATGCAACGCCGTGAAAATCAACCGGACTTCGCCATAGACGTGGAGACCGAACCAATCCGGCGTCGTTTGGGAATGCAGCTTGACCGTATTCGATTTTTTCTGCCAGATCAGGCCAAGACGCTTTACGATGCCGGAGAGGCACTGCATAACTGCGTCGGCAGCTACGCATCACGGATGCGTAGCGGAGAGACGAACATCGTGCTCATGGCAAACACTCAGGGCCGGTTGATCGCGTGCATCGAAGTGACCCGCGGAGAAATTCGCCAAGCAAAGTTAGACCGCAATCGCCCAGTATCCAAAAACGTAGAGATTAACGCCAAAATTATCGAATGGGCAAAAACTACGGGGATAAAGTATCAAGACTGTTCGGATATTCGTAGTAGTGGCGCCGCGACGGAAATGATTGCGGCGATCGCATAGGGAGGCTTTATCATGATCACGTTTATGAAACATGTAAAAAAGTTTTTAAACGCAAAAGAAATCCCACAGTGTGGCGTCCTGCATTATCGCGGCGATGGTCGTGTTTATACAGTCAACGGCTCCAGTATGATCTGGGCGCAGCACGGTTCAAACAAGGTAGGAATAGTCGACCCTAAAACAGGAGAGATTGTGGAATACGCTGAATTGACACCGGAAAAATTCGTTCCAGAGATAACAGCTAACAGCACCTGCGCACAGCTGAATGATAAAGCAATAGCGCGGCTTCTCACTGTAGCACGTACCGTTAAGGCGCTCAACGAAAGCAGAGCGTATCTTGCCCTTGTGTGGGATAGATATCATGGTTTACATGTAGCCGTTTATGGCGGGAACATCGAAAAGCTCTATTACTACGTCACCACAGAGCCGCTGGATATGGTAGAGAAGCGTGTATATGGTATGTATGATGCGCAGCTGCTTAGTAATGTAATCGCATATATCAAAGATCGGGATGAAGATGCAGCGCTTTACGCACCCGCGCGGGAAAACGAACCATTACTGATCACTACTGCACACGGCGGCGCGGTGCTGATGCCCGTTAGAAACGTTTCCAACGCTGCTTATGCGGACTTAGCGTCATGAGTACGCAAGCAAACACCATCCCTGCGCTCCGGTACGACACGCGTCTCAGCATTGCGGTGGGGCGCTCACGGATGGATAAAAAATGGAAAAAACAAGAATTGATGTGGTCTGACCTTGTCCGCCGTCTCAGCGAGACGCAGCGGACGAACGAGACCGTCGCCGAATATAAGAAGCTCTCCAAGACCGAGCAGAGCCGCATTAAGGATGTAGGCGGGTTCGTGGGAGGAGTCCTAAAAAATGGCCGTCGCACGGCGGAGACCATTGCAAGCCGGTGCATTTTGACGCTCGATGCGGACTTTGCACAGCCGGACTTCTGGGATCTCGTACTGTTCACACTTGAGAGCCCGGCGGCGGTGATTTACAGCACACACAAGCACACGCCAGAAAAGCCGCGCCTGCGCCTTGTCCTTCCGCTTAGCCGTCCGGTATCGCCGGACGAGTATCAAGCGATCGCACGACGCGTCGCAGCAGACATCGACATCGAGCAGTTCGATGATACGACCTACCAACCGCATCGCTTGATGTTCTGGCCGTCAACGCCGGAAGATGGAGAGTATATCTTCCGTTACAATGACGACACTTTTCTTGACGCTGACGGGGTGCTTGCCCGTTATGAGGACTGGCGCGATCAGTCGCAGTGGCCGGAGAGCTCGCGCGTACATGCCGAGATTCGGAAGTCGGCCGCAAAGCAGGAAGACCCGACAACTAAGAAAGGCATTGTCGGAGCGTTCTGCCGTACGTACAGCGTCACTGAGGCGATGGATACGTTCCTGCCTGGAGTATACGAGCCTTGCGAAACGGATGACCGATATACTTATACCGCCGGAACCTCAGCAGCGGGGGCGGTAGTCTACGATGGCGGCAAGTTCCTGTTTAGTCATCACAGTACGGACCCATGCTGCGACAAGTTAATCAATGCTTTCGACCTCGTACGTATTCACAAGTTCCGCGATCGTGATGAGGACGCTCCGCCGGATACACCGCCGGGGCGTTTGCCCAGCTATAAGGCGATGCAGGAGTTAGCGGCATCCGATTCCCGTGTCAAGGTCTCGATCGGTGAGGAACGTCTTGCGGAGGTGCGGCAGGACTTTGAAGTGGAGACGGACGACGCAGCGCAGGATAACAGCTGGCTCGCGCAGATGGACGTCACAAAGATGGGCGGCTACGAGAGTACCGCGAAGAACGTCAAACTCATTCTCGAGAACGATCCAGGGCTTAAAGGTACGGCAGCGATTGATGACTTCGCGCATCGAATCGTTGTATTAAAAGATTTACCCTGGCGCCTCCGGTCGCGCAGTACAGTATGGATGGACAGCGACGATTCGTCACTCCGGAACTATCTCGAAGAGATTTACAGCATCCGCGGCAAAAGTACGATCGAGGATGCGCTCAGCGAGGTCACGACACGCCATGCGTTTAACCCCCTCAAGGATTACCTGCTGGGGCTAACCTGGGACGGCATTCCGCGCCTTGACACGGTCTTCATTGACTATCTCGGGGCAGAAGATACGGAGTTTAATCGCGCGATTACGCGCAAGACATTAGCCGCCGCCGTGGGTCGCGTCTTAGAACCTGGGATTAAGTTTGACACTGTCCTGACACTGATTGGTAAGCAGGGGCAGGGCAAGACATCTCTTGTGCGAAAGCTCGCGCATGGCTGGCACTCCGAGAGCCTCGTGACCGTCCAGGGCAAGGACGCGATGGAGCATATCCAAGGTTTCTGGCTGATTGAGCTGGGAGAGCTGGCGGCGATCCGAAAGGCGGATTTTGAACTGGTCAAGCAGTTCATCTCTAAGCAGGAAGACTCCTTCCGTGCCGCTTACGGCCGCCGCACAGAGCGGTATCCACGCCAGTGCATCTTCATCGCCACGACCAATATCGCGGACTTTATCCGTGACCAGACGGGCGGCCGCCGTTGGTGGCCAATGTCGGTAGATAAGTCGCGTCAGCGTATGTCCCATTTTGAGCACCTGACGGAGGACGTTGTAGGGCAAATATGGGCGGAGGCCGTCGACGCCTTCAAGGCCGGTGAGCCCCTGCATCTGGACGGCGCGATGGAGGCGATTGCCCGAGAACTACAGGAGGCGCATACGGACGAGAGCCCTCTGGCAGGGCTGATACGCGACTTCGTAGATCGCTTGCTTCCAGACAACTGGGCAAAACTGGATCTCGGAGAGCGCCGCGACTACATCCACGGCGAGGGGCTGGATATGCCCGAAGGATCGGTATTGCGTGATCGTGTCTGCGCGTTAGAGGTCTGGGTGGAACTCCTAAACGGTGATCCCAAAAAGCTAACTCGAACGCAAGCAATAGAGATCAATGATGTTTTGCGGAAGTTAGATGGCTGGGATCAGCCGCATGGGGGTATCCGATTTCCCCATTACGGGGCTCAAAAAGGCTTTGTTCGGAAAAATCCATTGCAACTTTAGATAGTTGCACGAGGGAGAGAAAGTTGCGGTTATGAGAACAATATTAAAAGAAATGCAACTTTGCAACTTTATGCAACTTTAGAAAGTTGCGGGCTAATCCTTAGAGAATAAAGGAATTAGAATACATGCAACTTTGCAACTTTATTTGTATAGAGATATTCTGAATTAAAGATATATACCCCTGTATTTCCTTATTTTTAAAAAAGTGTACGCGCATGCGCCCGCGCGCGTAACAGGTTGCAAAGGGTTTGTCAAGAGGTGGAGGAGAAAAAATGAAAAATATTTTTTCAGGGCTGTTTCGTCAGACCGAAACAATAACAGAGAAGCAGGTCGAACGAAATTTTGTAAAGGCGGTAAAAGAAGCCGGCGGTCTCGCAATGAAATTCGTATCCCCGGGGCGCGTCGGCGTGCCTGACCGTGTTGTTCTTTTTCCTGGGGGCCGGGTGATTTTTGCAGAGATCAAGCGCCCCGGTGAGCGTCTACGGAAGTCGCAGGAGGTGGCTTGTCGAGAGATCCGTGCAAAGGGATGCCCGGTTCACGTGATCCGCACGGACGCCGATATCCGGTTTTTTTGTGAGAGGTACGCCAATGGCTAAGGAATTTGTGCCGCGTCCATATCAGCAGTACGCGATCCAGCGCATCATCGACACCCCGGCTGTCGCTCTTCTGCTGGATATGGGTATGGGTAAGACGGTATCGACGCTGACGGCGATCGACGAGCTGATGTATGACCGCTTCACCGTTCGCAAAGTGCTTGTGATCGCCCCGCTGCGTGTGGCCTTGAGCACTTGGCGCGACGAGTGTGAAACGTGGGCGCATACGCAGGGATTGCGTATTTCTATCGCTGTTGGTGACCAGGAAACCCGGGTGGCAGCGCTTCGAGCGCAGGCGGATATCTACATCACCAACCGTGATGTCGTTAAGTGGCTTGTCGAGTATTACCGCGATAAATGGCCGTTTGACATGGTGGTGATTGACGAATCGAGCAGCTTCAAAAATCCGGCGTCGCAGCGTTTCCGGGCGTTACGAAAGGTTCGTCCACTGATTAAGCGTGTCGTGCTTTTGACCGGAACGCCTGCCCCCAACGGCCTGATGGATCTTTGGAGCCAGTTTTATTTGCTGGATCGCGGTGAGCGTCTCGGCAGGACGTTGACAGCATATCGGGAGCGGTATTTTCGCCCCGGACAACGGAGCGGCTATGTCGTATACAGCTACGATCTGCGTCCTGGTGCTGATAAAGAGATATTCCGCAAAATCGGCGATATCTGCGTCAGCATGAAAAGCGAAGACTATCTGACCCTGCCGCCGCTGATGCAGAACGTTGTGAAGGTGCAGCTGCCGGATGAGGCACTGAAGCGATACCGCGAAATGGAGAAGGAGCTTGTGCTGAGCATCGGGGACACGGACATCACTGCCGTATCTGCTGCGGCACTGACAAACAAGCTACTGCAGATGGCGAACGGGGCTGTCTATGACACGGAAGGCGATGTCGTACGAATCCATGAGGCGAAAGCCGATGCCCTGGATGAGATCATTGCTTGTAACGAGGGGAAAAGCGTTATGGTGATCTACAGTTATCGCCATGATCTTGAGACACTGCGGCGGCGATATCCAAAGGCACGGGAACTAAAAACGGCTGACGACATCCGCGCGTGGAACACCGGGCAGATACCGCTTCTTTTGGTACATCCGCAGAGCGCTGGTCATGGCCTTAATCTTCAGCATGGCGGTCATATCGTCGTGTGGTATGGGCTGACATGGAGCCTTGAGGCGTATCAGCAAACGAATAAGCGTCTGCATCGTCCCGGACAGACGGAGCCTGTTGTGCTGCATCACTTGGTCGCGAAGGGAACGATCGATGAGGATGTAATGCGGGCGTTAGAGGGCAAGGCTGCCGGGCAAGAGAACATGTTGGAAGCGGTAAAGGCGCGAGTCGAACAATACAGAGGGAGGGCGGGACGATGACTGGCATTAAGCAAGTACGGACGTATCTCTGGTGTGTTCGTGACGCAGAGCGCGAGCTAAAACTCTTTGAGCAGGAGTACGAACAGGCGAAAGCAGATATTCTGCACCTGAAAGCTATCCAGTACGATGCGGATAAGGTCAGCGGAGGTAAGATCGGTGATCTCTCTGATGCGATCTCCGCGCTGGAGGGATATGCGGAACGTGTCAATGCAAAATGGGATAAGCTCATCGAATTGCGTAAGGAGGCAGGTGCGTTGATTGACACATTGCAGGATGGCCGTTATCGAGAGGTGTTGAGACGGAGGTATCTATGGGGACAGACGCTGGAAAAAATTGCCGCCGATCTTCGCTTTGATTATCGCTGGGTCAAACGATTACACGGTAGGGCTCTTGCCGAATTTCAGAAATTGACCCCCGAAAGCCCCCCTCGACCTGTGATATAGTATAAGCTGGGAAATGAAACAAAGGGGCATCGCCAGCGCGGTGTCCTTTTTGTAAGCAAAGAAAGAGGTGGTGAGCGTGTAGCATGGCAAATGAGAAAAATTTGATTCCCGCGTCAAAACGAAGTAAGAGCGAAGTTAGAAAAAACAGCAAAAAAGGCGGAATCGCCAGTGGCAAGGCACGGCGACAAAAGAAGGCGCTTCGGGTCGCGCTCAAAGAGGCAGTCGCTATGAAGTTAAAAGACCTGCCGCTGGATTTACAGCGCGGCATCATGTTCGCGGCGAAGCTCAAAGACCGGGAGTTATCTGTCAGTGATGCAATCTTGGGTGGCATCATCCGTACCGCGTGCGCTGGGGATAGCCGGATGATGAAACTGTTGTTGGACACCATCGGCGAAAGTGCGGACACGCGGATGAAGGTGCGCGAGCTGAAGCTGAAAGAAAAGGCGGTGGCTGCAGCGGAGAAGGGGAATAGCGGCTTAACAGAGGGGTTATCGCCCATGCTTCAGCTCATCCAATCGCTGGACATGGCACGCAGTCAGAGGGATGAATAATGGAGTTTAAGGACTGGGGTGGCAAGGCGCTTGACTTTATCGACAAGTCACTCGAAGAGGATGCCTTCATCAACATCCTCGAAGGCAGTGTCCGCTCTGGCAAGACCGTCGCCATGATACCGAAATGGCTGAACTACATCATGACGGGGCCTCCGGGGCTGCTCCTCATGACGGGTGTGTCCAAGGACACGATATACGATAACGTGCTGGACGATCTCTTCGATACCATCGGCGAGGAGCGTTATCACTACAACCGAAACACTGGGGATATCATCATTACTTGGTACGATGACACAGGCGAGCGCACGCGGCGCATTAAGGTCATCGGCGCTAAGGACGAAGGGTCAGAAAAGTTCCTGCGTGGTAAGACCTTGGCCGGGGCTTACTGTGATGAGCTGACGCTTATGCCGGAGCGGTTCTTCAAGCAGCTCCTCAATCGGCTCAGTGTCCCGGGCGCGAAGCTATACGCCACTACTAACCCCGACTCTCCCATGCACTACCTCTATAGAGAGTTCATCACCGACGAGCGGAAGCTGTCCAACGGTTTAATGAGCGTGGTACATTTTGAGTTAGACGATAACCCTAACCTCGACGAGGAGTACAAGACAAACATCCGCAGCTCGTATTCGGGGATGTGGTTCAAGCGTATGATTCTTGGGCTGTGGGTGCTGGCCGAGGGCGTTATCTATGACATGTTCAGCGACGACCATCTTTTTGACGATGCGGAGTTTACGAACACGATCAAAAGCACCTGCCGGCGTTATATCGCCTGTGACTACGGAACAAAGAATCCGATGGTCTTCCTGGACATCTACGACGACGGTGACACGATCTGGATCCCCGACATGTACTACTGGGACAGCCGCAAGGAGCAGCGCCAGAAGACCGATGCGCAATACGCGGACGATCTCGAAAAGATGGTCGGGGAGGAACACCCGGACTTCATCGTTATAGATCCTTCAGCGGCGAGCTTCAAGATCGAGTGCCAGGGGCGCGGATTCCGGGTCAAGGATGCAGACAACAGTGTAAACGACGGCATCCGTATCGTGGCAAAACTCTTGACGAAAAAGAAGATACGCATTCATCGCACACGTTGCCAGCCGATGATTGACGAGTTCCAAAGCTATGTCTGGGACGAGCGAGCGGCAAGGACGGGCGAGGAAAAGCCTGTCAAGCAGGCAGATCACGCGATGGATGCCCTACGCTATTATGTGCACACCATGCTGCCGAAATGGAGGAGGAGAGAATGAGCAAGAAGAAAAAGACCGCCGTGCGGCAGCAGAGAACGAACGATTCGTTCCAGAATCCGATGACGCGCTCCGGTGTATTCATGCCGAATCCGCTGGAAGCGACAGAGTACACATTAACCCGGTTCACGCAGGATTGGCAGACGATCAATGCGCTTTACCGCTCGCACTGGATCGTCCGCCGTATCATCGACGTTATACCGGAAGACATGCTCAAGAATGGCTACCATATCTTGACGCAGCTCTCGCCCGACAAGATCAAGAAAATCGTCCGCTGCGACCGTACGACGCGCACCAGTCGCAAGATTCTTGAGGGGCTCAAATGGGGTCGCCTTTACGGCGGTGCGGGCGCGCTTATCATGATCGAGGGACACGAAAATCAGCTTGACCAGCCGCTGGACTACGACACGGTAATGCCAGGATCGTACAAAGGGCTTCTCGTCCTTGACCGTTGGTCTGGTGTCACGCCGGAGGATAAACTCGTCAGCGACATCTCGGATCCGGAGTTCGGTATGCCCGAGTATTACACCATATCGAGCGACGCGCTGACCGTCGGCATCCGTGTGCACCACAGTCGTATCATTCGGTTCGTAGGCCGCCCGTTGCCGTACCTTGAGCAGCTCGCAGAGACCTACTGGGGAGCGTCGGAACTTGAGCATGTCATCGACGAGCTCCGGAAGCGCGATAACGTCAGCTGGAATATCGCAATGCTGACGTTCATGGCGAATCTGCGCGTCATGAAGATGGACGGCATCGGCCAAATACTCGCCACCGGCAACGAGAAGGCGCAAATGCAGCTCTACAACACCATCCAAGGCATGAACGCCATGATGAACAACAATAGCCTCCAGATTCTCGACAAAGACGATGGGTACGAGACGCACCAGTACACCTTCGGCGGCATCGGGGAAACCTATGACCGCTTCATGATGGACGTTGCAGGCGCTGCAGAAACGCCGGTCACAAAGCTGTTCGGGCGTAGTCCCGCGGGCATGAACGCCACGGGAGAGAGCGACATGCAGAATTACTACGACACCATCGAGGAGAAGCAGGAAGCGGAGCTTCGCCCGGTGTACGATAAGATTTTGCCGATCATGTTCATCTCGACGCTCGGAGGCATTCCCGACGACTGGGACTACGAATTCAATCCCATCCGTCGGCCGCGTGATGATGAGATGGCCGACCTTGCCTCTAAGAACACGGACAGCGTAACGAAGGCGTTCCAAGCGGGCATGGTCAGCCAGCGCACGGCTCTCAAGGAGCTACGCCAGCAGTCCGAGATGACAGGGATGTGGAGCAATATCACGGACGAGGACATCGAGAACGCCGATGATTCGGTCATGCATCCGGATGAGGGAATGGGCGATCTGATGGGCGGACTATTCGGGGGCGGCCAGCCGCAGGGGCCGGAATCGCAGAGGACGAGCGACGCGAAATGGGAGGAGAGCAAACATCCGAGACAACCTGACGGCAGGTTCGGCATAGGCGGGGAGACGCGGAAATTTGACCGCCAGAAAAGACGGCGTGAAGTCAAGCTGTCCAAAGAGGAATACGCTCGCGTGGTGAGTGCACTGAATACCAATCTGACAAAAAGGGAACGGGAAGACAACTTTATTCAAAAAGCAATCGGAGATTATATTTACTCGGTAGAAAACAACGGGTTTGACAACTATCGGATTGTTGGTAAAATAAAATTACGCTGAGGAGGTGTGCTGAATGTTTACATTGCCAGAGCCGGTAGGTGTTGAGAAAGAACTGGTGGATATTCTTCGCAAAATGTGGGATCACTATGATTTCATCATAGGGACTCGCGTGTGTCTCAAAACAGACGAGGAGCGCAGCCGAATGATCGAGGCAATCCAAACAGGCGAGGTAAGGAATACCTCTGAGATCAGTGAATATGCCTGGCAGATTCATGAAGAGCGCGAAGAAGTAGCGGACACAGAAGGCAGACAAGTCAGATAACCCGAACCGTCTCAAAAGAGGCGGTTTTTTGATACCCATTTTGAGGAGGCGAATGCATGAACCAACCGTTATGGATGCCAAAGCGCAGGATTGAGGTTGCGTTCCGTAGAGCACTCCTCGACATATCAAAGGGGGTTGCCATGCGCGTCGGCGAGACGACAGATCCGCGCATTATCACGGCGACACTTGAACGCCTCTCCCAAGATCCTGGGTTCGCCAGGCTGTCGGAAGCGATCGCCATGAAGATGGTGACGGGGCTGTTTGACGATACAGGGCGCACATGGCGCGAGGCCGCAAGAAATAACAGCAAGGGCAGAGAGATATACGAAGTCCTGCGAAAGGAGCTCCAGGGAACTCGTGGGGCGCGTGTTCGATCACTTGTTCAGGAAAATGCAGCGCTCATCAAAACGTTGCCGAAGAATATCGCCGATGACGTGGCAGAATATGCTGCGCGCGAGGCGATGAAGGGGCGCAGAGCGGCGGATATCGCCGAGGAGATTCAGAGCATGTTTCCGGCGAAGACGCGAGCGCGCGCGGAGCTGATCGCCAGAACGCAGGTCTCCATGACGCAGACCGATCTCGTGCGGTCGAGAGCAGAAGACCTCGGGCTTGATTGGTATGTGTGGCGCGCCTGCGGTGGTAATCAGGGAGACGGTAGGACGAGAACCAGTCACCGCCACATGAGCGGCGTTCTCGTTCGATGGAGCGATCCGCCCGCGCCCGAAGACTTGTTTCCGCGATACGGCAGGGACGGCAGACAGTACAGCAACAAGCTTGGGCATTACCATGCCGGGTGCTGCCCGAATTGTAGGTGTTACTCAGAGGTTCTATTTGATATTAATCAGATACAATGGCCAGCTAAAGTTTACTTCAACGGGAATATATTAAGAGTCAAGAAATCTGAATTTGAAAAAAGCAAAGAACACATGTAACTACATGGATAGCGCACCCGCAAGGGTGCTTTTCTTATACCCAAAATCTGAAAGGGGGAATGCCCATTGAAAGCATTCTACGGGGCGCGGTTCTCGCCCCACATGACAAAGACGCCCGAGGGATTCCTCGTGTGCCATAGCGTCCCGATCTGCCGCACGGGGATGCAGGAATACACACCGCAGGAACTCGGCGTTGCTGACACTGGTGGCGGGGTTCTCAAGGTGTACCGCGAGGAGGACGAGGTATTCAAGCCGGCGGCGGTGGCTTCTTTTGAAGGAAAACCCGTGACAGATGATCATCCACCGGTCGGTGTAAACGCTTCCAACTATGCGAGTTACACCAAGGGCACGGTGCAGAACGTTCGCCGCGGCAGCGGTGCGGACAGTGATAAGTTGATTTGTGATCTCGTGGTGTACGATGCCGCGCTCATTGCCAAGATTGATGCTGGCAAGCGCGAAATATCGTGCGGATACGAGTGCAAATATATTGAGAGGGACGACGGGACGTACTGCCAGATGGATATCATCGGAAATCATGTTGCCGTTGTCGAGGAGGGGCGTGCGGGGCACGATGTGTCTATTCGCGACGCCAAAACAAAGCCAGAAGGAGGAAAAAAGATGGCAAAAAAAGGTAGTATTCTGCATCGGATGTTTGCGGCATTTGCCAAGGATGCAGAGCCGGAGGAAGTCCGCGAGGCAGCGCGTGCTGTCGATGAAGCGGAAGGCAGTGGGGAGGAAGAGGCTCCGCAGGAGAAGAAAGACAAGGATATCGCGACTCTCATTGACGCGGTGGCGGCGCTCAACGCAAAGGTTGACGCAATTACGAAGCCGCAGACGCAGGCCGACGAAAATCTGGATGACAAACCCGAGGAGACAGAGGCGTTGGATGAACTCGAAGAGGAGCTGACTGAGGGCGATCCTGCTCCGACCGAGGACGAGGAATCCGAGGAGGAGAGTGTAACCGTACCGCCCGAGCAGCTTGAGGAGGATGAAGATCCTCAAATATTCGAGGTGAAAGCTGTCTCGAACACACCTGAAACAAGTCGAACGGCAGATAGGGCGCTCGTACTTTCGGTCGTCCGTGCGATGAAGCCGTTCATCGCGACCATGCCTTCCGGGCAGCGCAAGAAGGCGTCTGACGCGCTTTCGCGCGCTCTTAAAAAGTCGATGCGGGTGAAGGACACGCAACCGCTCCCGGGCGGATACGGCGCACTTTCGCGACGCAAAACTGCAGATGCCGCAACGAGAGAAAAAGAAATGCGCGCCTACGGGGAAAACTGCCGTAAGCGCAATCCGCACTACAAGAAGGAGGAGAAGTAATTATGCCGGGAACTACGATTGGAATCAATATGGCCTATGGCTATCCGGGGCAGGCGTCCCGCCAAGGCGACGAAGTTAGCCGTACGCGTCCCGTTGCCGCGGGAGCGGCAGACGTTCCGTTCGGTGCACCTGTTATCCAAAAGGATGACGGTTCTGTCGCTCTCTTCGGGGCGACGAATACCGCTGCGGACTTTGCCGGTATTGCTATGCGCAAAGTCAAGGCGGCGAAGGTTTATCCTACACAGAACTTCGGATTTTATGCTGCCGGGGAGGCGTGCGATGTGCTCCAGCGTGGCGGTGTGTCCGTTATTTGCGCATGGGGCACGCCGAAGGTCGGAGCGAAGGTTTATGTTCGCACGAAAGTGGTTAGTGGGACGAGCCCTGCAGGAGCGAAGGTGGGCGACCTCGGAGCCGCAAACGAAACGGGAAACTGTGTCGAGCTTACGGGCGTGAAATGGTCGAGCGGAGCAGACGCACGCAGCGTCGCAGAGCTCACGATCATCGCACGCCAGGGTGTGTAAGAGAGGAGATCAGAAAACATGAAGAAACAGTATAACCTTGCGATTGCCCCACAGCGCAGCGGATCGCCGCTCCTGACAATGGATGCGGCAGCGGTATCGAGCGGGCTGGCGTTCCTTGAGAGCGAATTGGAAAAGCTCGACCCGTTACTTCGCGAGCCGCTGACCAGTACTACGTATCCTCGGGATATCGAGATCGAGAGCGGCGGTGGATGGGTTGAGGCAACGTCCGCGTTCAACGTTGAGTACAGCGTCACGGGCGGACAGGCAGACGGTGTCGGTGGCGTCCAGAATGCCGTGCGCCGGATTCAGGCAGACCTCAGCAAAGACCTCTACAAGGTGCTCCCTTATGAGGTCTCCATGTCCATCAAGATTCAGGATCAGCTGCGCGGCGCAGTCACTGGGCGCAGCATCGAGGACATCTACAACGATGGTATTCGCCTCGACTACGACAAGTACATGGACATCAACACCTACCTCGGACAGGAGGCGTACGGGACGACGGGGCTGCTCAACGACAAACAGATCACGGCGACGGCGGTCACGGCTGGTGCAAGCGGTCAGACGGACTGGGCGCACAAGACACCGACCGAGATCCTGAACGACATCGACGAGGCGATCATCGCAGGCTGGACGGGGGCGCAGTACGACAACAGTGCCATTCCCAACCACATCCTCATCGACCCTGCGAACTTTGCGTACATCAACCGCACGATGGTGAGCGTCAACGGATACCCGACGCCCGTCTCCATCATGCAGTACCTCGTCGATCACAACATCGCCAAGGCAAAGGGCGTTGACC